ATCTTGTTGAAAAGAAAAATTAAGCTGTTGTTGTAAAGTATTCAAAGACTCTAGTATCTGTCTTTGATTTTCTACATCATACTCAGGTTTTGGTTCAGGTATATAGTTTGTAACTTTTGCCATTAGACTGTTTGACTGTACACATTAACTGGGTCAGCTTCCATTTGTTGTAATTGATCTAATTTTTGCTGATCTTCGGTAGTAAATTCTGGGCCACCCATGTTTGATAATACTTGTTTCTTTTGTAAATTTCTGTATTGCGCTAACGCTGGAGAGTTAGTTGCTAATGTAGCCACTAAATCGTTTCCAGGTAACTCAACATCAATAGTTTCAATACCAGTGCTAGGCACATTAACTTCTCTTGGTCCAACTGTATTGCTAAATCTATTTATATTAGGTTGAGCTAAACTTGATAAGTAACTTGTTGCAAACTGTGGCATCTCTGGCTCGTTTATAATATCTCTTTCAATAGCTGATTTAATATTACCTTTTGATGTTGTAACACCCATTGCTTCTAACATGTCAATATTTTTTTGACTATAATTTTTACCACTAAATTTTCTATCATATAAATTATCTAATCTGTTTTGTAATGATTTTTGTTGCATAGCAAGTTCATACTGTGCTTGTGTTCTAGGACTTCCATCAGGATTGTAACCTCTAAGATCTTGAAGCTTATCTCCAAAGAAATTTATACCTCTTGTAAATAAACCAAGAGCTGGATTAATTAATGACATAAGACCACTTAATATATTCATGCCAAACTTTGCCATTGGTTTTCTAGATTTAAAATCAGATATGTTTTTACGTTCTCTATAACCTAATCTTTCAGCTTGTCGTTGTTCAGCTTTTTGTAAAATTTCTCTTTGATTTCTTTTTCTTGCATCAAATGCAGATTGTGTTTCATTTGGTCCTTTACCAGAAAAACCCCTGCCTGCCATAGCTTCACCAGTTGCTGCTGTATCTACACCAGCTGCACCTGCTCCACCTATATCACCAAAACTATCTAATGACATAATTCCAGATGGACCCATATTAGGTCCCTTTTCCAATCCACCATGTATGTTTGCTTTTAAAATTAAATCTTTTTCTGCTTTTGTAATATAAGCTAATTCTGTTTCTGGTTTATCAGGAGATGATTTCCATTTTCTTGGAGCTTGAACTTCTGGTTGTCTACCTAGATAATTTTCTACACCACCTTGTATTGCAGGTTTATCTTTTTCATATGATATTTTTTTATCTACACTCATTATCTTCTTCCATCCGGTTGTGCATCGAGTCTAAAGGTACCATATCTCCAAGATTCACCTGTAGATGTATTAGCTATCTGAATAGCTACTAGTCTTCCTCTAGCTCTTGTATCTATTTTATCAGTGGTTGCCGTTATTGTAAAGGGGCCTAATGGTGAACTTACAGCTGTATTATCTGGATAATCGTTTAAAAACAATGTAACTGTAGAATTACCACGTAAATATTTAAAATCAGGTATAAATCTTTTTACCGACATAAAGAACTCTCCATCTCCTCTATAGTCTGCTACCCCTGTCATCTGTCCTAGTGCACTTCTTCTCGATGTAATGTCCCAGTCTCCAGATTTAATAAAAGCATCAATAGATGTAGTGCCACTACTATTAACCTGATCGTCTCCTAATTCATGGGCATAGTAAATAGAAGCTCCATACAAATTAGTTATACCCGATATTTCAGAAAATACTGGGGTAGCTGTTGAATCGTAATCAGTTGCATAAGGTAAATTATATACTCCTTGGTCTTGATAACTTGATCTATCTAATGAAGATGTTGTAAACACGTTTTCTGAATAATTATAAGTTACACATCTATCAATCTGCGTTGAACCTGATTTAGGATAGAACCAATTAATTTCTGTAAATAAAGCATTTGGTGAAGAATAAATTATATCACTTGCATCATAGTTAACACCTAAATTAGTTCCATCAGTGCTGAATACAAAGTCCTCAACTAAACATGGTAATGATTTTACTGTACCATCAAATGTAAAAAACCCTCCCT